CTATATGCCGAGCCAAGATGCAACACAAATTTTTGATTTTTTGAAAATTGGGGCTTTACAAATCAAAAAAACTGTGGTATTGTACTTTGGCTGACAAGATCAGCGAAGCGAATATGGGCCTGTAGCTCAGTTGGGAGAGCGTACGGTTCGCATCCGTAAGGTCGTGGGTTCGAATCCCTTCAGGTCCACCATTGAGCGCATATCCGAACCCTTGATATTCTTGGGTCTGATATGCGTACAAACCAAAAGACACTCCTTACCTTGACGGTAGGGAGTGTCTTCTTTTAGTCTTCGCCAGAGTAGCCGTGCATCTTGGCGCACTTCAAAGCTCCGAGTATCATTTTGTCCTGTTTGAGACAACGCTTCTTCAACTCGCTCATAGCATCGTCCTTGAACTCGCCGCAGAGCATGACCGACTTGCGATCTGTTACGACCAACCCTTCGTACAGATTTATGAGCTTGTCGAGCGTTACTTCTCGAAGCACTTGCACACCGATCACCCGACCTTTTGGCAGTACGCGAGGGAAATCCAGCCAGCCCCGCTTTTCAGTTTGCCGAAACCGTTCTCTTCGGCAACGATGGTGTAGATGCCATTCTGCTTTACCTCACCCACAACGGGATAGTCGGTAGACGCGCCCTTGCGGATATTGAGAACATCGGCGGTAATCAGCACCCGATACGGGTTGACCGCCGTCTGAGTCTGAGACTGAGCGGGAGCAGAGTTTTCCTTCTCGACCTCGACAATCACGCCGTTGAAACCGGCAGCTTTCAGCTTTTCCAGCATATTTTCGGCGTTACCGCGCTTGGCGTAAGAGCCGACCTGAACACGGTACAGCTTGCCGCTGGTGGTCGTCTCACTCGGCTTGGTGGTCGGCTCGGCGGGAGTCTGCGTAGCCGCTCCGCTGAGACGCTTCGTGACCTCGGCAGCGATTTCGCCGTGACGGTTGTAGAGATAGTCGCCAGGGCAGCTCTTGTTCGCAAACCAACGGTGAACGGTCATAACCATTTCGTCGGCAGCGGGTTTATAGGCGAGGGTCTTGTCCTTGTCGCCGAACCAGAGCAGCTTCTTCTTGCCGTTGCGCTTGCAAATGTCCGTCACCAGGTCGAGCATTGCGGCAAAGGCAACGTCGTTCACAGCGTAGGGAGCGGTCGTGTCGCTTGCAACCTCGATGGTCACGGCGCGGTGATCGTTCGCACCCGAAGAGGTACACCAGGAACGATCTTTCTCTTCGACGTACATACCGATACGCCCGTCCTTGCCGACGCCGTAGTTGGAGCTTGCCTGACGGGAGGACTGATAGAACAGAGAGCCAAGAACTTCGACCGAGCATTGACCGACAACGCAATGGATAGAGATACGGTCAATCGGCATTGTCCGAGGACTGTTCTTGTTTGGGGAGATCAGCGTGTAGCTGACCAGCGGGGAATTACTCATTGCCTTCGTCCTCCCCTCTGTTGTTGCTCAGTTCGTCCCGCATTTCGTCGGTCATAACGAACCCGCTCATGTCTTCGAGATCAATGGGGCAGGAGTCGCCGGTGCAGGGAGAGGGGGTATTCTCGTTAATCATTGTTCTCACCCTGCGCTTTCTTGTACTGCACAGTAGAAATACCGAGCAGCGCGCCCATGAAAGCGTCGATCACGGTGATCGTGCCGACAATCTCTTCGCCGTAGGGGAGTCCCCAAATCTGCGCCAGCCCGAAGTACAGCGCACCGAGGGCGGGAAGCACAATCTGAGCAATCCATTTCAGCACATCGTAGATCTGACGGACGAGAATTTTCAGAACACGATCAAGGTATTCATACATCGTCCTCGTCACCGTCCTCGTCGTCGTCCTTCACACCGGCGATCTTGGTGAGACGCGCAAGCTCCTTCGCTTCCTGCTCTTCGGCGTATGCCTTGCTCATAAGGTACGCGCTCTCAGCATCTACGAACATACCGCAATGCTGGAAAGCAAGCTGCGGAGCGATCTTATTGTTGTTCAGCATTGCCGTCAGGACGTTCGCCTTTTCGTTGATATTCTCATAATTGCGGCGAGTGAACCTGATCTCAATGTTGGAGAGCTTCAATTCCAAGTCGCTCAGATCGCGGCAGATACGAAGGACGAGCTTCAAGAACTCCTTTTCGGACTGTTTGAACACCAGCTCAGAGTCCTTCGCCCTCGCTTCGGCAGAAGACCAGCCGTCACGATAGACGACCGCCGTTCCCGTATCGCTGGTGGAAGTACCGCCGTTGCGGTTCGGCATACCGACGATAGTCAGGACAGTCTCGTAAAGGTGATCGACAAGCGTCTGCGTCTGACTCTGATTGAGTTCTTCGACCAGATACTTGATCTCGCCTTTGAGCTGCGCGTCAATGTCCTTGAACTTCAACGCGCCCTCTTTCTTCAAGTCGCCAAAGTCCTTCGCGGAAATATCGACGTTGTGAAAGAGCATGAGTGCCTGGACGAACTGCTCCACGCCGTCAAGCCGGTTGCTGTCAACATTGTTGATCGCGTCGAGCAGGGGAAGCACGACCTCGAAAGCACCGAGCCGAGCGTCGTTGGCAGGATATTCGATGATCGGAAGACCGAGGACTTGCGGCTCGTTCTTTACGATAGCCGTCATGTCGTTGATCTCGAAGTAGGTGTCCTTCGTGTAAACGCTGTAGAGCGTCGTGCCGTCGTCGCGCTTCACATACTTGACGTTCATCACGGGCTTTTCACCCAAGCCGTTGTGATAGACCACAAAGGTAAAGCGCGGGTCGAGCGTGTAAACCTCGAACGGAGCTTCGTCAGGGTCTTCACCGGCGTTGCTGTCAGGAAGCACCATACGGTAGGACGTACCGCAGATATGCGACCAATCCGAGAGCTGCTTGTCCTTCGACGCCTTATCCTCAGCTTGCATATAGGCATTGAGCCGATTGATACGCTCGGTGATCGCTTCATCGTCGCCACGGCTGACATATTGGATAGGTTCGCCCATCAGATAGCCAACCTTGAAAGAAACGATCTCATTGGCGCGGTTTTCGACCACAATGTTCATAATCTCAGGTCGAACGTCTTTCGTCCTGTAGAGAATGGGCTGTTTACCCTTGTAATACTCGTAGAGGTATTCGATCTCTACCCTGTTCTGATTGTGAACGGTGAGAGCTTTTTGCAGCACAGAGACTACGTTCTCAGCCGTGATCGTATCAACATCGGTGAAAATCTTGCGCCGACCAAAATAGCCCATGCGCTTTCGCCCTCCTTCCGAAACCCATTTTTACACATACAATCATAGCACACTCTCCAATGGATTGCAAGCATAATTTTCAAACAAACCATTGGCGATTAAATGGGGCGTTTTATGACCTCGATCTTCGCCCCGATCAGACCTCGGATTTCGTTTTCGAGCAGGGAAAGCGAGTCGGGCGCGTCGTCGTGCGGGACTTTGCCGGTGCGGGTGTAGGTCGTGACCTCTTTCATAAACGCCCAATACTGACTCCCTCTCTCGTAGGTAGACGAGTCCTTGAACCAAAAATGCTTCTTGATGTTGTCGGCAGCGAACTCAATACGGGTCTGCTTATTGCTGACCGTCCGCTTCGTCCGTATGCCGATCATATACCCTCGCTGTTCGCAGAGCTGCGCCACGTCTCGCGCATAATACGTTCCCGCATTATTCGACTCAAAGGTAGCTTCGGCAACCCTGTTCGAGATCAGCGCGTTCGCGCACTCAGGTTTCGTCACTTCGGCAGGAGCATCGTCAAACACAACGTCGATGATATAAACCTCGTCGCCGTAGATCGCGGCGACCGGCATGGAGGTCGAGTCTTCACCGCTCTCGGCGGTATCGCAGACCGCAATGATCGTATCGGGGTCACGATCAACCGGCAGGGAGATAAAGTAGTTCAGCTCTTTCTTGTTGAAGAGCAAACCCTTCGCTTCAAACGGTTGCTGTTGGAACTCGCTCTCGAACTGCTCTGCGGACAAAAGCTCACGCTGCTCTCTAAAATAGGCGGTCGTGAACACCTTTTTGCCCTCGCGCTCATACTCGTAGTTGCTCTCGTCGGTGATCGGGTCAAGGGCGGGTATCTCAATCGCCCTCCAATTCCAGCCCTCCCGCTGCGCGTACTCCTGCACCCGACCAATAGGGTCATACAGAGAGTAGCGAGTGCCGGTGAAGACCATCGGCGTACCTTCGATAGCACGACCCATAATATCGCCCGATATGATCTCCCACTTATCGTCAAGCCGCTGCCGGTTCTTCGCTTCCTCACGACCTTCCACACAGTCGTCGAGGTACAGCACGTTCGTCGCTTCGGAAAGACCGACCTGACGGGAGTCAATAGAACGACACATAATCGTCGGAAAGCGGGAACGGGTTTTCAGATTGATCGTTTTCATGTCGGCGTTGGTCTGCACCAGCCGAGCGTCGGGGAACACGTCGTAGAACAGATACTCGTTCGGCGTCTGAACATACTCCAAACACCCGTTGTAGAAGCTCTTTACCAGGTCGTCGCCCGTTCCCTCCATCAGCGTCGCTCGATCAGGATATTTCCCTGAGAGCATATTAACAAAATTGATTCCCGTTTGCGATTTTCCCGCTCGTTTCGGCATGGAGATCGTCAAAAGCCGCAGCTTTCCGTCAAGAACGTCCTGGAAACCCTGCACCATCGGCTTCAAATAGTGCCGCCGAGGAGCGTAAAACCGCTTTTCGGGCTTCCTGTCAAGCTCCATGTAGAGCAAAAAGCTGTCAAAGAAGTACGGCGCATCGAAGAGAAGCGACTTTTTGTACGTCTCATAGAAGAAGCCGGTGTCCGCAACGGGACATACCCGCAGGGTCTTCGTCGCCAGCTCCCGAAGCTGCACGTTCACAGCATGAGCCGCCTGAAAATCCTCTTCCTCCCATTGCCGAGCAGCAGAGAAGAGGTCGGTATACGCACCGTGATCGAGCGGCTTGTCCTCTATAAAGCGCAAGATCGCGCCGGTTACTGCCTTATAGTCCATATCTACCTCCAAAAGAAAATGACGAGCCACCCAAAGGTAGCCCGTCATGGCTGTTCCTCTCGTCTATACGAGAAGCATCACTTATGAATACGTCCGTTGTAAGCAAACACCAGGTCGTCGTATTGAGAAAACACTTCGCCCTCGCCGGTCAAGGTCTGCCCCGCAGGAAGAACACAGTCGCCGTTCGTCAGCATGATCTCTCGGAAGTTGACCATGTTCCCATCTTTCAGAAACACCACATCAACCCAAACGAACTCAGCGTCTTTCTCACCGCCGTTAGTCGCCGACATAACAATTCGACTGTCTGTTTCGCTATGATCGAATGATACCATGTCTTTAATCGGCAAGTAAAAGGACTCTTTGACGTTCAATACATACTCGAAACTGTCAATCGACTTCCACTCGTCAAAGGTCGTCCAGAGTCCAGACGTTTGACCAGAGCCAACGGCAAGAACTGACGCCGTTCCTGAGCCGACCATATTGCCGTCAGCGTCTTTCGCCGTTATGTTGATCTCCACATCGAGCGTCTTGTCTGACGTGTTGGTGACAAAGGCGACATAGTAGGCAAACTGCTTGTCGATCACGCAGGAGTATTCTTTGATCTCCAAACTGTCAGCCAGGTTCGCTTTCGGCGTCGGCTCACTCGCCGCACAGGAGGACAGGAGCAACGCAAGAGCCAAAACACAGATCATAAGCAGTTTCTTCATACGCACTCCCTTATATCAACTTGATTTTACCGCTCTCGGACAGAAGCGGATTGCTCACCGGCTCACCAGCCGTCAAGATCGGCTCATGGACTCCCTGCACCCACTTCATGTCTTTTCCGTACTTGTACTTGCCCTCGTACAGCGGACGATTGCTCAGAACACTCTTCACCGTCGCCGCCTGGAAGGTCGTCCCCTTACGAGTCCTGCACCCACGGGCATTGAGATTTTCGGCAATGGTCAACATGGGCGTACCCTTGTCGTTCTCATAGAACATATACTCGACAATGGGCTTCTCGTCCTCATTGATAACCAGCCGGTGATCTACCACCTTGTACCCATACGGACAGCGACCGCCGCTGTACCCGCCGCAAGACGCTTTGATCGACCGACCCTTGCCGGTACGAAGCGCAATGTTCTTCCGCTCCTGCTCCGCGACAAATTGCAACAGCGCACGATAGATGTTCGCAAACTCGCTTCCCTCGTCAAACTCTTCGTTGACGGTCAGCAGCTTCACTCCGCGCTTTTCGAGCGTGTAGAGGTAGTAGAAGTAGAGCTTGGTGTCCCTCGCCATACGGTCATTCTTGAAGGTAATGACCGCTTCAACGGGCGGGTTGGTCACATCGTCGCCATAGAGAATTGCGTTCAGCTCAGGGCGGTCGTCTTTCGCGCCGCTGTACTTGTCAATCTTCCAATCGGAAATGTAGTAGCCGTTCGCGTCGGCATAGGTCAGTATGGCTTGCCGCTGGATTTCGATGCCGTACTTATCATCGTCGGCTTGCTGCTTGGTCGATACTCGGATATACCCGATTGCTCTTTTCAGTTCACTCATGTTCGTCCCTCCTGACAAGGCGAGTATACAGCGATTTTAATAAACTGTCAATAGGTAAATTGAAATTAAGTGAATAATATTAGTCACTTTTCCATAAGTTTTTCTTAGTATGCTCTCTATAGAGGACTTTATAGCAAAACGCTTAGATTATTCACTTTTTCTTTGAATAAAATCGAGATTAAATTAAAATATCGGGGAAATCGAGGGGTGTCAGAGCAAAAATAGGGGGTCTTTTTCTTTTTGCGCTGGATTTTTAGTTTAAGAAACGGGAGATAGTTAAATTAACATAGGAGAGGTAAAGTTAAATAGTCCTTTTTAATTTTTGCGGTATTTTTCGCACTCACCCCGCCCCTGCTGCCGTCCCTCTATCCCCCTGCCCCCGACCAGATCAGCCGACGCCGACCGGCAGAGCGATAACCGGCAGACAAGCCCCGCAAGCCCTGGAAGAGCCGCAATAATACCAGATCAGCCGCAAGCCCTGGAAGATCAGCCGACCGGCAGCGCGGCAGGGCTTAAACAAAATCTTGAATATATTTTTAATTTACCTCTTGACAGTAAATTAAAATCGTGTATAATAGACCATAGAAAAGCCCATTGCAAGCCCCTCTTTTTATCGTGAGAGGACAGCAGAGCATAACTTTAGCCCATTATTTTAACTTAGTTGAAAGGAGTATATTAAAATGCGTATCTACGACTTGACCCCGACGAACGGAAGAAAGAGCTTTTACGGCAAAGCAAAAGTTATCATTGACGCTTTCGGGTTCGTCCGCACCGTATTCGTTCTTACCGAAGATTTCCTTCTCGGTCGGCAGACGCAGAAGATCACCGTTCGAGAACGGCAGCATCAGCTCCCGCAGATCAGCGGGGAACAGATCGAGGATTTCTCCTTTCAGCAGTTTGCGAAGATCGGACTCAGCGTACCCGCCTTTGTTGGTGTTCTCCTTGTTCATGGAGTACGCTTTGGGAAGACAGTCAACGAGCATACAGAGATACCCGTCTTCGTCCACGCGCTGAACCATGAACTGAGCTTTCTCGCCGGTGGTGAGCTGGAAGTCAACGACCTCGCCGACGTGCAGTTCGTCGTCCTCAATCACGGGAGCGATCATAACGGGCTTGCAGCCCTTGTCCTCTTCAACGGTGATCTGAATGTTGAATTTCATGTTGAACCTCCAAATAGATTGTGTTATTATTGGATTGAGCATTTTGCTTACCGCCGACAGGAGTGCCGTTCCTGTTGGCGGTCTTCTTTTTCGGTGTCGGCGTAGTCATAAGCACCAGCGAACCGCGCAAACAGAGCCATAAGGACGAGCGCGATCATTGCTCGAACGAAACCTTCTCCGAGTCCGATCATGTCATTCTCCATGCCGCCGACAACGCCGAGAACATAAAAGAACGAGAGAAACGCTAAGATGCCGCAAAACTTCTTCATACCTTCACCTTCTTCCATTGGTACGGTCTTCCGTACTTCCGTTCGTACCAGAGTTCAAAATCCTTGCGGTGCTGCTTGTCCTTGAAGAACTCTCGGACTTTGCCAGCTACGGTCATACCGAGGGCTGACGCTTGGGCTTGTTTCTCTGGTGTGAAGCCGCTCACGACTTCATGGAACTCAGAAACTCATTCTCGTACTTGTCGAGAATGGCATGACCAATCTCGTTGATCTTGGTCACACGGTCGCCGGTAATCGTTCCGTTGACCGCCGAGCTTACGGTGGACTTGTCAACCTCGAAACCTTTGAGCTTCATCATATTGATAAGCCACGCATACGAAAGATGATTGTGAAGCAACCGCTCTCGCAAGCTCTGACGCTCACCCATGTCCCTACCTCCCTTCATTGTTTTCTTGTAATCACCAACAACTCTTTCTTGACTTTGAGAGTCGTCAATGGTATAGTGTGAGTGCCACCCCATACGAACCATTGGATAGCTCCCGCCGAAAAAGAAAACCGGCAGGGGCGGGGATTTCATTGCCTTTTGTAAAGTTGTTGGTGATTACGCTATCAATATACTACCTCAAAAGGTAATTGTCAACCCTAAAATTACACTTTGCGAAAAATATTTTTCACAGGGAGGTAGTATCATGTTTTTCGACCGCATAAAAGCCCTATGCGACGAGAAAGGAGTGAAGATCAGTAATCTTCTCTCCGAACTCGGTATGAGTCCAGGCAATTTGACTCGTTGGAAGAACGGGACTGTTCCTGACGGAAACACCCTCGTTAAACTCGCGCAATACTTCGACGTTTCGACCGACTATCTCTTGGGTATCGACGATATAAAGCGTCAGCTCTTGGATATACTCGATACGCCCGAAGGTCTGACAAAACGGCTGGTGCATTACTTCTCAAACTGTGACGAAGACGGAAAGCTCCGTATCATTCAAATCGCAATGAATGAGTATGACCGTACCAACGAAGAGAGAAAAAATGCTTCGGCGTCAACGGCTGGTTAATCTCGAAGAGTGGAGAAAGCTGCTATGAAGAAATACCCTATCGACCTCTCTATGCTGACACCCGAAGAGGTAGCGCAATTCGACGAGAACATGGTCGTACTCGTCAAGGGCGACTACGACGTAGCTCTCTACCTTCGGTTCAGCTCCGAGCGGCAAAAGGAACAATCCATCGAAGGACAGCTCCGAGACGCGATAGCATACTGCAAGCTGCGGCATTACCGAGTCGTTGCGATCTACTGCGACCGCGCAACCTCTGCCCGAAAAGACATAAGCAAGCGCGTACAGTTCCTTCAAATGATCTCCGACAGCGAGAAGCGGCATTGGCAATACGTTATCGTCTGGAAGCTCGACCGATTTGCGAGGAACAGGAACGACAGCGCGGTTTACAAAATGCGGCTCAGGAAGAACGGGGTCAAGGTTCTCTCTGTCACCGAAGAGATCAGCGACAACCCCGAAGGTATCATTCTCGAAAGCGTCCTTGAAGGAATGGCTGAGTTCTATTCTGCGGAGCTGTCGCAGAAGATCACTCGCGGTATGCGGGAGTCTGCTTTGAAATGTCATAGCATCGGCGGTCATGTCCCGCTTGGATATAAGATCGAGAACCACCGGCTCGTCATTGACCCCGCAACCGCTCCTATCGTGCAGAAAGCGTTTGAGCTGTACGTCCAGGGCTGGACGGTCGCCGACATTTGCCGAGACTTTAATCTCAAAGGGTATCGGACGGCGAAGAACGCCGAGTTCAACCGCAACAGCTTCAAATCCATGTTCAAAAACAAGAGGTACATCGGCACATATCGCTACAAAGACATTGAGATCGAGGACGGCGTACCGGCAATCATCGACAAGGAGCTCTTCGCCGAAGTCGGACGCCGTTTGAAGAAGAACAGCGAGTCACCGGCGCGAGGAAAAGCAAAGGTTGACTACCTACTCTCAGGGAAGCTCTTTTGTGGTCATTGCGGTCAAGCAATGAACGGGGAGTCAGGCACAAGTCATACAGGGGTGGTACACAACTACTACAAATGCTACGGTCGCAAGCGATCAAGTAATTGCCGTATGAAAACGCTCAAAAAGGAGCTTATCGAAACATGGGTAGCCGAAGACGCTATGCTCATGCTCTCCGATGATCTCATTGAAGAGATCGCCGACATTGCCGTAGCGCAGACCGAAGCCGACATTGCCAAGAACACGAAGCTCCCCGCTCTGACTGAGAAACGGGACGAGCTACAAAAGTCCATCGACAACATTGCGACCGCGATTGAAAAGGGCGTCGCTTCGGACACCCTCATGTATCGACTGACTGACCTGGAAAAGCAAAAGAAAAACCTCGACCGGCAGATCGCCGACGAGGAAAAGGAGATATTCAGACTCGACCGTGACCAAGTGATCTATTGGCTCAGTCAGTTCAAGGACGGAGATATTGACGACGAGAGTTTCAAACGGCAGCTCATAGACCTCATGGTGAACTCGGTCACAGTATGGACGTTACCTGACGGCGACTTTGAGATCACCACGGCATATAATTTGACCTCCTGCAAATCCAAGACTTTCAAAGCATCTGAGCGGTTCGGATTTGAGGGGTCAACCTCCACCATAAAGCGCCGTGAAATCAATGATTTCACGGCGCTTTTACAACTTTATCTTCTGAATTTGCTTGTGAAGAAATAGGCTGTTTTCGATTGATGGGAAACGAGTGGTTCGCATCCACTTGCTTCTCTTATGTATTGT